GGATGTCTGGCTTATCCCGATGGCACAGGCAAGGAAGTGGTCGTAGCCAGTGGCCGTCATGGCGTGGGTGCCCGTGCCATCGGGCGATATCTCGCCGTACACTGGCTTGGCGTTGGAACGCGCTATGCCTATCTCGGCTTCGAGGAACTCGGCATGTGCCGATTCCTTGTCGTTGCTCATGTTCGAGGGTATCTTCCAGGATGCGGTTATGCTGTTGCCGTCCCGCTTCAATGCGAGATTGGTCGGCTTCGCTGAAACCCTGCTTGTGGGGACTGTCATCTCATGCCTCCAAGTTCAGGTAGTTTTCCAGGCCGCGCTCTATGTCGCGGAGCATCTGCTGGGCGTCGTCGGACGCGTCGTAGTTGAGGTTCATGTATATGACGGGAGCGGACGATTGCGTTTCCATGCTGCCAGCTATGGCCTTGGCTATCGGCTCCATATACTTCCTGTTCGTGAGCGGCACTACCGCGCCGCCCGTACCCCAGTTGAGTATGGCCTCAGCCCCAGCTTCGCCCACCCAGCCATTGTTCGTGAGCAACGGCCTCGTGACTATCGCGCCAGTAGCCATGCGCGGGGCGTACGCGCCCGTCAAATCCCATGGCGTCTGCGAATAGCCGCCCATGTACGAACCGCCGCGACTCTGGACATCCACGTATGCTGTTCCGACCGTCCTGCCGTCGATGTTGTTGACGGTGTTCCAGAACGACCAAGTATTCGCATCGACGCCGATTGTGCCCGTGCTGCTGTTGGCTGCATTGACGGCCGATTGCACGCTCGATTCAGCCTGCGACGTATCGCCCTTGATGTTGATAGTCGAAACGAGGTCGTTCGCATTCGCAACCCACCCGTTTACTTCGTTTGTCGCGGGGTCCGTCGTTGCTCTAACGCTCACGTCGCCATCTGGCAGATGCGCGATGTCGTCTTCTAGTTTGCCAACGGCGTTGATGCCGTCCCAGATGGTGCCATGGTCATCGACACTGTAGACCTTCGTTCCGATGAACATGTTATCGAGTTCCATGACTTGACCGCTCTCATCGAGGATTGTCCCGTCATCGCTTACGTAGAATGTCTTATCCTCGACTTGGACCTCGTTGAGTCCGAGCAGGCTCGCCGTATTGGAATCGATCTGTATTCCAAGCTCCTGCAAGCCAGGTATGATAGACGCGATCGTGCCATCCCATGAATCGCCCATCTCTTCGATGACCGACGAGTTCGACGAAAGCGTTTCGTAATCGAGGTTGAGGTTTCCGAGCGTATGCGCGAAATCGGATACCGATTCGCCGTTCTGCCAGATGGTAGCTTGCAGCTCATCGTTTTCGGCAACCCACTTGACCGCGCTGCTCGCTCCTTCGAGCTGCGCCTCGGCCATCAGCTCCACGCCCTCTTTGTATTGCTCTACGGCCTTCGTGGTGCTTTCGTATACCTTTTCAGCTTCTTCTAAATCGTCGTTCGCTCTGTTAAGCGCACCTGAAAGCCTTTCAACCTCATCCTTGCCCTTGCCAGCGTTCTCCATTAGCTCCGCTTCTGCGTCTGTTACCTTCTGCTGAGCTTCTTTAAGTTTTTCGAGTGCTTCGCGCTGATCGGTGTACTTCTGCGTATAGGACTCTTCGAAGAACTTTGCCTTCGATGATGTGATTATCGAACTCGTGAGCCTATCGAACGCATCGGCTGTGAGCACGGCATCGTCCTTCATGAGCTGCAATGCACCAGTCTCGTCCTCTGTGAGCGTGATCGACTCGCCCGCAGCGCTGTTGTACAAATCGAGCGTTGATTTCAGCCTTGCGAGCGATTCCTGGCTCCTGTCGCCCTCGTTGTACGCTGCAAGGGCCTCTTTGAGCGCTTCGCCGTATTCTTCGATGTTCGCGGTGCTGCTGTACGTTTCCTCGGCGCTTGTGCGGATGGACTCGTTGTGATCGGCGAAATCCTTAACCATATCGTCGAGCGACTTAGAGAAACTTTCGAACGTGCTCGTCGTATCGGACGATATGCCTGACAGCACGCCCGAAAGTATATCGCCTGCGTTCTGCGATGCCGTCTCAAGCTCTTTTAGCTTGTTGATGTAGCTCACTATGGCAGCAATCGCAACGGCGATGCCAGCGGCGACGCCGACCATGGCAAGGTTGGTCAAAAGCGACTTGCCGATGGTCTTTGCGGCTTCGCCCAAGCTCATCAGCTTTAACCTCATGCCGTCCGCTCCACTACCTGTGTCGGTAAAGCCAGACTTCAATATCTTAAGCGCCTTGCCCATCGCGCTCGATTCGGTGATGAACTTCGTGATGTTCTGCTTGGCCGTAATGAACGTCGATGCCATGGTGAGCGCGGGGCCAGCTATCGCGCTTAAGCCGAGAGCCACGACAACGGCGGTCTTGCCGCCCTCGTCCATCGTTTCGAATGCATCAAGCGCAGCTTTCGCAAGGTCGGTGAACGCCGAGATTATCGGCGTCGCACCCTCGGCGAGCGCTGCGAGCGCATCGTTGCCGATATTCGAGAGAATCGATAGCTGGCCTGAGAAGCCTTCGGCCTTCTTCTCGGCTTCGCGAGCAGCGTCGCCAGCAGCGCCCCACACGTCGGATTGACCCTCCCATGCGTCCCTCGACATGGTTAGGTTGTCGTTCAACCCGCTGATGGTTTGCATAAGGCCGAGAATGGCCTGCTTTTGGCGCGTGCCGGTTATGCCCATCTCCTCCAACGTAGCATCGGCAGAGCCGCCGCTTTCCTCAATCGCGTTGAGCCCTTCGACGAACGCCTGGAACGCTGCAATCGGCTCGTTCTCCCACGTTTCCGCGAACTGCTCCGCACTCATGCCAGATGCGGCTGCGAACGCTTCGAGCGAATCGCCGCCAGCGGCAACAGCCGACTCCATATCGGACAGCGTATTGGCTATCGCCGTGCCCGATGCCTCAGTCTTCATGCCCGTCGATGCGATGGAGCTTGACAAGGCGAGAATTTCGGGCACGGTCATGCCGACTATCGTACCCATCGAGCCGATGCGCGTAGCAATGTCTACTATCTGATCCTCTGTTGACGCGCCGTTGTTGCCCAAGCGCACCAGGGCGTCGGCGTAGTTGTCGTATTCCTCGGCACCCATGTGCGTGATGTTCGCCAACTTGCCGAGCGTATTCGCAGCCTCTTCCGTATCGAGATTCGTCGCCACATCGAGATTTGAAACCGTCTCTGCAAAAGCCTGTAAATTTTCCGTGGCTATGCCGAGCTCACCGCCGATTGCTTCGATCTGCAATATCTGCGCGGCGCTCGTTACATGCGTCTCGGAGAAGTCTATCGCTGCCTGCTTCAGCTCTTCGAACTGCGCTTCCGTCCCGTCGACCGTCTTGCGCATGTCGCGATATGCGGAGTCGATGTCCTGTGCGGCTGTGACGGCCTTCCATCCGAGCATGGTGATCGCGGGCGTGAGCGTCGAATACAGCGTCATGCCAGCGGACTTGATGGTGGACGCGTTGAGGAAGCTGTTGCCTCCGAGACTCGTAAGGCTCATGCGCTCGGTCAGCGACTTCGCACGGGCTGTGGTTTCAGCAAGCTCGCCTTGGAGCCGTTGAAGTTCAGCACATTCTTTGGCCGTCTCGAAAGCCTCGTCCATCAGCGCGGCGCTCTGCCTGAGCGCGTCTACCCTTGCATCGGCTTCGCGCACCTCGGCTTCGAGCTGTCTTATCTCTTCGACCGGCGCTTGCGTGTCCTGAAGCCGTTGTAGCGATTGGTGCAGCGCATTCGCGTGCCCCTTGGCTTCTGAAAGCTCGTTTTGAACCTTCTCCCACTTATCCCCTGTCTCCTGGATGTAAAGGGGCAGGTTCTTTTGCTCTGCGAGCGTTCCCGACAACTTGCTCTTGTAAGCATCAACCTGTTGGGAAAGCTCCTGCGCCTTGCTCGTGGTAAGGTCGTACTCGTTCGATAGCGCCCTGAGCCGTCCGAGCGCGGCATCCATGTTCGATGGGTCTTCGCGAAGCGCCGCCTCGTACTCGCGCGCTTGCTTCGCACATGATTCGAGGGCAGAATCCATCGACTTTATCTTTGCGGTAGACTCGCCCCATTCCTCGCTTGAATACTTCGATGCCGTATTCAGCTCGCGCACGGTCGCGGCGGCGTTCTTCGCCTCGGACTCGAACCTCTGCATGTCGACGGCCATGCTCTCGAACTGCTCTGCGGCCTTGTACGCTTCGCTGGTGTCAAACGCTTCGTTCCACGTGGCGCGCATCGTGCGCAGCTTGTCGATTTCCTCATCTGTGACAACGCCGAGTTCTTTGAGCGCGGCCATCTGCGTCTCGAATGTCTCGTCGGTTCCTTGGCGCGAGAGCGCGTTCAGGTCCATCTCCTGGCCCGCAGCCTTGGCGCGCGCTTCGAGTTCGCGGTAATTGGCGGCGAGCGATGCCGTCATGTCGTTGTACCGCTCTTTTGCGGTCGTGGCCGCAAGCGCAGTGTTCTCGGTGGTTTCGGCAAGGTTCTTGACGGATGTGGCGACGCCGCCGACCTCGACGGAAGACGCCCCTAATTCGTCATAGCTGTTCTTGAGCAGAGTTAGCTTCGAATAAAGCGCTTCGGCGCGGTTTGTGACCAGCTTCATGCGTGTATCGACGTTGGCAAGGTTGCCAGGATCGAAGTTCATCGCGCGCGTTATCTGCCGAATCTGTGATTGAAGCGATGAAGCGGCCTTCGTCGACGCCTTCAAAGCGGAGTTGAGCTGGGAGGTGTCGCCTCCTATTCTGATTGTGAGTCCCTTGTACTCAGCCATTCGACGGCACCTCCTAGAATGCGTCTATGTCGGCCTGCGTGGCTTCGCGCACGCCACCCTGCGTATCTCCGCCCTTCTCGGCTGCTACAGCCTCCACGTACCATGCGGCGCGGCTGTATGGCATCTCGATTACATCAACCCTCGTGAACCCCAGCTTGAGCATCGTCAGCTCGGTCCTCGTGTACGCTAGGTTTGGGTTTCCGCTTCCGCTTCGGCTTCGGCTTGTCGAGCTGCCTTGAGAGTTCTTCCGTGACTTTGGCGAGTGCAGGAAAGCAGGCATCGATTTCTTTCACGAGCAGCAGATGCAGGCGGTAGATGTCGATATCGTCCGCAGCATGGGCCTTGCTCCACAGCTTAAATTCGCCGATCATCTTGTCGCCGTTGAGCCCCGCCTCGCAGCCGCATTTGAGCATCGCCCAAAGAGCGCGCGCATCGGCTTCCCAGTTGGCGGCGAGCAGCTTTCCGAGCGGCGTGCCGTCATCGGCATCGCCGTAGTCGGTCACATCGTCGACAAGCGACTTGTGCTTGCTCGACGGGTCGTTTTGGAATGCCTGCTCGTAGATGGTCAGCGTGTGCAGGCTGCACAGCGCGGTCCATTCGTCGGTGGATTCGCCAAAGGCGAGCGGGCCCTTATCGGTCGCCTGCTCGCCCTCAACGTTCTCATCCACGTGTCTGAAATGGATGATCATTAGTCGCTCCTTACGAGGTAGCCCCAGTCGCGCCGGTCGCACCGACGATGTATACGGCATCGAACCAATCGGCGAACTGCTCCGCAGTAGCCGTCTCGTTGGTCACGCTCGCCTTGATGACGTTGGTTACAACGCCGTTGATGGTGATGTCGCGGCCGATGGCAACGCCCGTCATCTCGTCGGTGTCGGGGTCGACCGAATCGGTCTTGGTATTGCCGGTCTCGGTCGGGCGGTTGAACTTAACGTTGTAGAGCAGACCGCGCTTCTTGACCTTCGAGCCGTCGAACTCCCACAGGAAAGCGCAGCTCGCGGGCTCTGCATCAGCGGCCTCGTACACGACGCCGTTCATGTCGGCCACATAGCCGATCAGGTCGATTTTCGCCTGATCGCCGAAAACGGCGACGGTAAGGCTGATCTCGTAACCCGTGTTGCTCGAGCTGGTCTCGTAGGCGATGTTGTCGGCGTAGAACGTCCACGTGTTGCCCTGCGGCGTCAACGTGAGCGCGGTCGCGCCCTTCATCGGAACGGGCGTGGCGTAGGTGCCGAGCGCACCGTCGACGCCCTCGGTGTAAAGCGCATAATGCGCATTGGAGATGCCGAAGCGTACTCCCTTGGAATCGCTCATGATTCTTCCTCCTTCGTGTAAGTGAAGTCGTATTGCTCTATGTGGCACATTTCGCTCTGGCTCCACGAGCCGACCTGTTCTACGGGGCCGAACGCGCTTTCGAGCGCATCCCTTACGCTCGTCTCGAGCGCAGGGTCGGACACCTTCTCGAACAGCTCGACGTGCATTCGCGGAAACCTCGCGTATGTGCCGTTGTCGGTGTAGAACTCGCCGTTGTCATCCACCGTGTAGATGAAGAACGGCGGTGCAGGAGCCTTGTTGATCGGATACGCCTCGAAGCGTCCAGGAATCTTGAGCGCCGTAAGCACCGTATATGTCTCTTCCATCGCGCTCATAGCCTTGCCCCAATCGTCGCCAGAATCACCTGCTCGGCCAGCTCGAATCCGTCATCTGCCGCAGGCGCGATATGCTCGATGGCGCGCGTCCTGCCGCCGCCGACCTTCGCATGCCCCTTTTCGAGCAGATGCGGGAGCCCCGGCTTGGTCGAATACACATGGCCCTGGACCTCGCTGCCAGAACCCTTGACGCGGTAGCGGATGGACTTCGAGTATCCGCCCGTCTTGGCTGGTGCGCCTGCTTGCCATTCATCCTTGGCAAGCTCGCACCCTGCCTTGACGCCGACCTCAAGCGACTCGTCGGCGACATCCTGAACGTTGTCCAGGAGCGCTTGGAAATCTGCCATGAAGCGGTCAGCCATCAGTCGTTCCTCGCATGCTCTGAGAGCGTCAGGATGGTCGATTCCAACCCCTGCCTGCTCGTCTGGTCTATGTCCAGCTCCAATCCGTGATAGACGGCCTGCGTGTACGGTTTCTCCTCGAACTCGATGGTTTTCACCTCGACGCGGGCCGCGATCTTCGGTCCGAGCTGTGCCGCTGTCGCCCATGTGTCCAGCCCCGTGTACCACGGGTTGCAGAAGACCTCGGTATCCACGGGCTCGCCCTCATGCTCGATGCCGTAGGCGTCCACGTAGGCGGCGCTCGTAACGTCGCGGAGGATGATCGTGTCACTCCACCCCGCCACTATTGCACCGCCTCGTAATGGACGTTCTGCTTGCCGTTGAGCAAGCTCGCTACGATGGACCTGTACGACGCGATGCAGGCGTTCCGCTCGGAAGCCTCGATATCGCGCCCGTACTGCGCCTTGCAGAAGTTGATGATCGCCGTCTTGACTATCGGCATGTAGTCTTTGCCGTCGTCGGCGTCGTCGGCAAGGAACTCGGGGTTGACGCCCGAGTTCTGCATCGCGAACAACGCCGTGCCGATGTAAGTTCCTATCTCGCCATCGGTCAGGGTGGTGCTCACGCGCAGCGCTGTCCTCACTTCATCGAGCAGGGCCATGTCCTAGACCTCCTTGGCCTTCCTGGGCGTGCGCTTGCGCGAAGCAACCTTCGATGCCCTTTTCTCGGGCGTCTCGGGCGCATCTGCGGCGCGCTCGACCAGTACGGCATCGGCGGGCTGGTCGCCCTCCTCGAACCGATACGTCCTGCCGTTGGGCAGTTTGTAGACTCGAAGCATCTAAATGGCCTCCTCTATCTTCCTGAACAGGTGCCCGCATGCCACGCGGGTGTCCACATGGCGCGGGATTCCCTTCTTGCGCATCCCCTCGCAGAAATACAAATCCTCCGAGAGCATCCCCCTGTGTCCGTCCTTGTAGTTCACCCAGTCGAACCACGGGTATCTAACCCTGTTGAACACGTCGGTCTTGACCATGATGCAGCCCATCCCGCCGCCGTGTATCTCGACAAGGTACTCGCCGCGCTCGCGCATCTCGGCAAGCTCGAATCTCGTGTACTCGCTTTCCATCGGGTAGTTGAAATAGGCATGGCCCTTATCGTCGAGCAGCCTGCATGCGCACGTGCGGTCGCTCGGCTCGTTGTCGGCGTTGCGATGCAGGTAGTACCCACTAACGCAATCCACATCATGCGATAACAGGTTCACGAGCGCATCCCTCGGCGGCGTCACATCGTTGTCCACCATGAGCAGACGGTCGTAGCCGCCGTCGAGGGCCTTCTGTGCGATGCGGTTGCGTGCCGTGGCACAGTCGTAGCCGCGCACGAAATCCCAGTCGACCTCGTGCCCGCCCTTGTCCATGTCCCATATCGCCTTGAACGTGTCGGGCGTTATGTTCTCGAACGTCGGGACCGCGATCAGGATGCGCGTCATGCCTCATCACCGCCTTCGATGCGATGGAGCGCCATTGCCTCTTCCCAATCCATCTCGCGGTACTTCTTCAAGTATTCGCGGCGTGCGGCCCTGTTGCTCGTCTGCCAGTCGCGGATCCCTGCGAAATGGACGATCGCAGGCTCTTCGGAGTACCCGGTGACAAAGCACTCGTTATAGCGCGGCTCCATGTCGGCGATGCTATGGAAGAAGTTGAACGCATCCTGGTCAACGTACGGAACATTGCGCGTGTTGAGGAATCTAATGAGCTTATCATCCGCCTCTTCTTTGCGCATCTGCGCCAAGTCCATCAGAGCGACGCCCGCGTTGTAGTAGCGCGGACCGTACGGCTTGAACGTACCCAGCGTTTCGAGGCACATGGCGCACCATTTGCCGCAAAGCGGCGTGTCCCAGATGCCATCGATATCGTCGACGCATACCGTGTCCACGTCGAGCTGCAATACCATGTCCACATCGGGCAACAGCTTCGTGTAGCAGACCCTCAGCAGCGCCATATAGGAAAACTTGCTCTTCATGTTCGGCCCGTTTTTCGTGAACCAAGTCTGGCCGCTCACGTCATGGCATTCGACGATATCGGGCAGCTCCAACGGGAACTTCTCATCTTCGATGAGGAAATGCACCTTGCCGACCGAGCTGTTGGCGACAAGCGACTTCGCCGCCGTCACCATATCGGCGTACAGATTGCGTGTTCCGCTGTAGACCGCGTGCTTCATCAGTCATCGGCTCCTGTAAGGCTCTTAGCTGGTCGCACCCGTAGCGCCAGAAGCGCTCACCGTGATATCGCAGAAGCAAGCGGGGCGCTTGACGGCGACGATCTCGCGGGCCTCGGCGCGGACGGAGATGAGATTCTTCTCGAAGTCCACATCGTTGCTGTTCGTGGATTCGACGCGAACGCCGTCTGCCTTGCTCACGAGTTCAACTGCGCGGTTCTCGAACGCGCCGATTACGATGTGGTCGGATGACAGGTCGGCGCTCTTGACGAACTGCATCTCGAATAGCGCGCTGTAGCGCTGCGCGGCGAACGGGTTGCCAGCCATGTACTCGTCGAGGGTGTTCTTGGCCTTGCGGATGACCTTCCAGATGGCGGGCGTCACGATGACAGCGTTCGGAGCGATGTGCGTCTCGTCCTCAATGTCGGCCGCTGCGTCGATGATGCCGTCGAGCAGGTCGATGGCCTTCTCGTAGCTGATGGTATCGGTGGCGATGCCGCTTGCATCGAGCAGCGACGCGAGCGCCTGGTATTGACGGTTGGCGTTCAACTCATCAACCAGGTCTGTATTGATGGCGTCGGCGACGTACGGTGCATCCCAGAACAGCTCTTCGGTCATCTTGATAAGGCCCGTGATCTTCTGCAAGGTCGCGGACTTCTGCTCGTACGCGAAGGTGAGCTTGTTCTTGGTGCTGCCCTCAGACGTGGTGCCTGCCGAGCCTGTGACCTGCTTGAACACCGTCCAGTTGTAGACGGGCTCGGTGATGGTCTTGCGCGGGAACAGGTCAAGGACGGTAAGCGGCGCTGCGACGCGGCGCACAACCTCCTTGTCGAACTGCGTAGCCACAACGCCGGTCGAAGGCGTCGGGTCGCCAGCCGTGCGCACCTGGTACGGCGTAGCGATGTAGCGGTTGTCCGCACTCTTGTTTTCCTTGCGGAATTGGACGAAATGCTCGCCCAAGCTGGCTGCACGTTCCATGCCGCCCTCCTTTACTTCCACGGTCTCAACGGGCTTAACCGCTCCATCGATGACCTTCTCCATGTTGCGCTGCTCGATATCAGCGAGCTTGCCGCGACGCTCATCCTCAACGTCGATAACGCCGAGTTCGGCATCGATTGCCTCGGCCTGCTCGATGGTCGCGTCCTCGGGCAGCTCCTTCGCGAGCCCGATGACCTCGGAGCGGCGCTGCGCATACTCGTCCGCACCAAGTGAGCGGTAAGCAAGCGCATCCATTGCGGTGAACTCCATGAGCTTTCCTTTCCTCTATTCGAACTTCATTGCCTTGGCACGCAGCGCAATCTCCCTGCGCCTGCGGTCAAGTTCCCGCTTGGCTTGCTGCGCCTCCCGCAGCTTGCGCTCCTCGATCACTCCGTCGATGACGCGCCTCGCGCTTATCTCCGTGTTCGGGTCAGCCGGCCGACTGACTGCCGAGACATCGAAAACCTTCTTGATGCGGCGGATGTGGAACGTCGTGGTCCTGTTGGCCTCGTCGTCCTCCACCTCTTCCTCGGCGATGGTGAAAGCCCAGCTCATGCGGTCCACCATGCCCTCGTTGATCTCGTCGTACATCCAGCCCGCCGGTTCAGTCCTCGAAAGGTCGGCGGCGACGTAAAGCCCGTGCGCCTGCGGCTCGATGTAGAGCGTGTCGTTGCGGTTGCGGGCGTACGGGTGCCCCTCGTGGTCGAAGAGGAATATCACGTCTGACGTGTCTGCGCCCTCCATGCAGCCCTTGTGCATTACCTCGACGTACTTCCAGCCACGGTGGACCTCGCCGCGCTCGTCGGTCCAGTCTGGCTCCTGCCAGAGCACGTAGGGGTCCTCGAACGTGGTGGCGTAGCCCTCGACGAACTTCTCGCTGTTGAAGCGGTTCTGCGGCTTTTCATTGCCCTCTTCGTCCACCTCGAATTCCATGACGGGTACAACAAACGGCGTGCTCATCATGCGGTATTCGCGTTCCTGCGGTTTTGCTGGCATTGCTCTCTCCTTGTCTTTGCCGTGCTTGGCGTACCATGCGCGGATGGCTTCTATGCAATCATCGGGTCGCCCATCGGCCTTTGCGCGCGCGATGCATTCTTCTTCGCCTGGGTCCACCTCGATGAACTCGGCTCCTACGAGCCTGAACAACTCGGCATCGTCGGAATCGAGTTCGGTTCTGATAACCCATGAATCGAAATCGCGTTCGATGCACAGATCGGTCACGCGGTCTCGCGCCGAAAGCGCGCATGTGCGTATCGCGCCATCGCTGCCATGCGCCGCCGTGCTGCCCAACGCCTGCGCGATGAGGTCATAGTCGACGACCACATCCTTGTCCTTGCGGTTCTCCTGGACGTAGGTGGACTTGCCTGCGCACGGTGGGCCTGTCACAACGCGAATAGCCATCGTCACCCCTCGTCCTTGTCATCCTCGTATTTGCCGTCAACGTCGTTGTATATGTCGTCGTCGCCGCCCAAATCGAACATGGGCTTGTCCTCTATGTCGGACGGAGGCAGGGCGGTGGCGAGATTGCCGCCGCTCGTGTAAATGACGTTGCCTTGCAGGTCGAGCACCATGTACTCGCCACGGTTCACGAACACATCGCCGCCCGGAACAGACGGGAGCCCCAGAATTTGACGGCCCTCGTTGATGGTCATGAGCCTACGGTCGGTCATGTCGCGCACCATGTTGCGCTTCGATGCGGCACTCATGAACTGCATGCGGTTGGCGGTGAAGCTGATGCTGTTGGTGAGCATGGCGCGGGTAGAGAACATCATCTTGTTCAATCCCTCTGAAAGCTGGATTGCCCAAGTCTCGACTTTTCCCTCGTAGTAACTGTCCCAGATTTCTTCCGTGCAATCGTTCTGAAGGATGCGCTTGTTCGTGCCGAAGTAGTTGAAAACGTGATCGTCGATGCGCTGCATCTCAACGGAGTCGATGGTGTAAGCGTTGTGCGCAACGGGTGTGACGCTATCCCACGTCTGGTCGTAGGTGAGCATGCCCGTGGAGTTGGACGGCCCGAGGTTCTGCTCGGCGAAGCGCTTCTTCTTCGCCTCCATGTCCTCTTCGTCCACCTGGCCCACCATGCGCCCGATGAACATGATCTTGCTGCCTATGGCTATCGCCGTGCGCTCGGCGTCGGCCTGCGCGTTGAGCAGCGAGAGCATGTCCCCGAGCTTGTTGGGAGTGCCGAATAAGTCGGATACGTATTGGTACTTCGAGAGCACGCATACGTCCTTTGCCGGGTATGCGAGCGGGTCGCCCACGGGCATGTTGAACTTGAACCACAGATCGCCGCCGACATCTATCGCCTCGGCGTTGTTGCATTTGAGCGGCCACAGTCCCGTGGTGCGCCCCTGCGCGTCATGCAGGCGTATCACGAACGCCGTGCAATCGACCTCGTAGATGGTCGCCAAGCGGTACAGGAAGCGGCTCCACGTCATGTGCTCGTTGGGCCATGTGCGGAAGAGCTGTTCGACCTGCTGTATCGGTCCCTCGTAATGTGGTTCGAGCTTCGAGCAGGCATTCGCGAACGAATGCACGCATGCCCTCATCAGCTCTTGCTCGTAGAGCGATCCGTTCCAGGTCGTGTATGACGGCGTGTATTCGGTGAACGTCGAGAACGCCCTGCCCTCGCGCTTGCGTCCGAACGCGCCCTTTATGGTTTGAATGAATCCCAAAGCGCCCCCGTCTGACGGTTTGCATGGTCTTTCAGAATGTTCATATCCCAAAAACGGTACAGACAGGCACGGGAGTGTAAAGGAAAAGTGCTTTTCAGCGCGCTTAAACGAAAAAAGCCGCCTGAATGGACGGCAATAATGACAGATTATCAGGCTCTTAGCCTTTCCACGTGCTCGTTACCATCTGCATATAATCGTCGTAGTAGTCTAGAAGCGTCACGTAGGCGTCCAGCTCGGCCATGAAACCGTCGATCCTGTTCGCAGGGTTGTTGTTCCGCTTATCTGGCTGTATGTTCTGATTCACGTCGGTTTTCACCTGAACGTTCATACGACACCAGCGGTTTATTGGATGGCCGTTATCTACTATTCTGCCCCTCGCGTAGTCCGCTTTAAGGCGCTTCATGGGGTCGGATAGCGTCTGCACACCCTGCCGCACCTTGCGGCACCTGCTCTCACCGACGAACAATTCGAGGTTCTTCACGGTCGAATCGTCCATGTGCCACGGGTCGAATCCGCACGCGAAGCAGTACAGCCGTTCCTTCTTCAGCTCTTGCAGCCATTCGAGGAACACCGACTTTGGGATGTGGTTTCCGGGCACCACCCTCAAAAGCCCCTGCGACTCCCAGAGCCTATAGGGAACGTTGTCGCGCTCCTTGGAGAAGCCAGCGTCCTCCCTCGGGGTGAGCTGGTCCTCTGGAATCCAGTACATGCTGCGCTCGTAGATTGTGTCATCGACCAGCGTTCCGTCCTCGTAGCGCTCTCCGCGCATGAATAGGAACTGCGCCGCCGATAGGTCGACCGAATCCGATGCATCGAAGCCTGCGATGCCGTACTTCAACCCCAGCGTTGACATATCGACCTTCTTATCGGACCCGCACTCAGCGTACGTGAGCCACGATGTAGATTGGTTCTGCGGGATGTTGAAATGCTTGACGAGCACGGCGGGGCGCTGTGCTGGGTCGTTCTTTGCCTTCTCCACAAGCGGTTGCAGTTTGTCAAGCGGTTTTACCGTCCCTAGGCCCGGGTTGCTCTTCATCCATGTTTCAGGCTTCAGCCATTCGTCCGCATCATCCTGTTCGTAGATCACGGGCAGGAAGCGGTCGTCCTCTACCTCGCCGTCGAGGATGCGCTTCGCGTAGTCGTACTGCGCATCGCCTATCGAGTTGCGCACGAAATTCGCGGTGGTAAGCTCCCACATCATCGGCTGCGAGCGCGTGAGCGCCAAGCGCATCTGGTCGTAGGGGCCTCTATCGTCCCACGCTGCTATCTCGTCGGCGATTACAAGATGCGGGTTCGGGCCGTCGAGCGACTTTGGACTTCCCGAGAGCGTCACCACGTAGCCGTTGGTCTTGTCGCACACTATGCCCTGCTTCTTGCGGTCCTTGACCTCTCCCGTGCGCTCCCACTTAGCGAGCGCTGGGGATTGCCTGCGCATGGTGTCCACTCCGCCGTAGCACAGCCCCGCTTGCGGCTCGTTTGACGCTATGCAGTAGATTTCAGGCTTGCCCTCGCCGTCTGAGGTCATCATGTAATGGGCGATGGCGGCGATAAGGCTCGTCTTGCCGTTCTTCTTGGCTACCCACCAGAACACCTCGTTGAATTGCCGTACCACATCATCATCGACGAACCCGTAGGCGGTTTCGATGATGAACTTCTCGTAAGGCTCGAGCATCATCGGCTTGCCGTACTTGCGCCCCGATGGCACACAGCAGAACTGCTCTATGAACTTGACGGGCCTACGCGCTTTGTCGCGGTCGTAGCGCCACCGCTTATACCCATCGGTGAAGCGCGGTTCAAGCATCTCGCAGAGCTGGATCAGCTTCTTGCAGGCGATGATGCGTCCTTCGAGCACGTCCCGAACGTAACGCTCCGCAGTTGTCTCATCGGAATTATCCACGTATCGGCTCCACGCATACGATGGCCGCACGGTCGCCCGACACGGCGGGATGCCGCTCGAATGCCGTTATGCAATGCACGTGGTAAAGCGCATGCGACTTGTCCTCGGTGTGATGGCAGCAATCGTTGCGCGAGTAGTCGGTGCAGCTCGGCTTGCCGCATTCCTTCTTGCCGTCGCACACGTACATGTAGACCTCTGGCACGTCGAACAGGTCTTTTGCTTCTTTCTGCGAAATCGGAACACCCATGGTTGCTCCTATGCGTTGAAATCGGCCAGCGGGTCGGCTTCTTCCCTCGGCTTCTCGGCACCGAGCGCCTTTAGCTGCTGCAATGTGATGCCAGCCGTTTGCAGATAAGCCTTGTAGCTGCCCTGCATGGGGTTCTGCTTCTTGCCGTGCAAGCCGTCGACCATAATGCCCTGCTCGTCGAGGATGCGCCTGCATTCCTCGGCTCGGTCGTACGACCAGCACATGTTGCAGACCAACTCCGCGATAAGAGGGTCCGCACAATCGTATTTGCCGCTGTCTACAACGGCCTTGTATCGCTCCGTTTCCTTAATCGCGCCTATGCTGTAGGTATCCTTGCTCATTCGGCCTCCAATCCTGCAATCGCCGCCAGCTTCCTCAACGCCGGCATGCTTTCCAACAGTTCCTTCTCTTCGTCTGTTAGCTCTATCGCGTTCGACGGCTTTGCGGTTTGCAGCCTCGGCTTCACATCGTCTGTAAGCTCCCACTTGAACCCGTCGCCCCTGTTCACGCATTGGAGGTCGTAATCCTCGTTGTCTTGCAGGAACATGTTGAGCATCATCACGCACGCGACAGCGCTCTCCAACGTGACGGTGGGCCTAACCTCTACGGTTATTCTTCTGACATTACCCATCTAGCGATCACCTTTCCTCTATCCAGTTCGCGGGACTCTTCACAATGGTGTGGTCGGATGTATCTGCCGCCATGGCACAGACAAGGTACGTCTTTTTCGGCTCACCGAACGTTTCTGCCAGCCGCACCAGCCATGCGCAGCGTTCGTCGCACGTGTCTGGCTGGTCGAATGACCTCATGCGCAAAGGGCACTTCATTTTGCCTTCGGCGTTTCCACTCATGCAAGGCTCCTTATCAGCTCGCATATCCTCTCGGTCGAATGCCCGTCGCAGGCACCCGCGACGGCTTCGAGGCACTTGCGCTCAACATCCGTCACGCCCTTCTCGGCTGCGTCTCTTAGGGTAAGCACCAGAAGTTCCTCTTGGCCCTCAACGCCGAGCCAGCGCGGACTGTAGAAGTCTGGAAACTCGTAGTACATGCCGCGTCCGGCAAGGTACTCGCGCATATCGTCTACCACCAATACGACGGGCTTGCCGAGCAGCATCGCGTCGAACATCGTCGAGCTATAGTCGGTGATGAGCACATCGCATCCGAGCAGGAACAGCTCGGTCGGCGTAGCGGGCGGGAACTCTGAAATGTGCTTGAAATCGCCGTGCGTCAACGAGCCTTGCGTCAAGTGATGGCGCTTAACCACAAGCGTCTCGTCATCTTCGAGCAGCCCGTCGACCTTCGCCCAGTCGATGCGCGGCAGATGGCCCTTGTCTCCGAGTCCCCTGAACGTCGGACAGTAGAGGTATATGCGCCCTTTCGGCTTCTCGGGCATAGGTTCGAAATAGGCGTCCGTTCGCGCCATGCCGAGCGGCAGCACGTTATCGACCGATATGCCGAGCTGCCCCGCGACGATCGGGATGCCCGCTTCGGATGTTGCGATGGCGTAGTCGATCTGTCCGAGCGCCCTGCGGTCCACCCATGGATGCACGCCCTCGTCGAGCCCGTAGCGCTTGCCGCCCGTGAGCCCGTGCCCGAGATTCACCGATACGGCCTTGTCCTTGTCCTCGATGACCCTCGGCAGCGAGTCGCATACCACGACCGAGAAGCCGTCGCGCTCGGCAGAGCACATCCTCTCGACGCCGCATCTGAACGTCTTGGGGCCGTCGTACATGTCCCATATTCGGGTCGTGCTCTTGCACCTGCCCAACGGCACGGCTGATACGAATAGAACCTCTCCCATCAATCTTCCTCCATGTGCGGCATACCATCAGAATCGAACCAGACCCCGCGCCTGCTCTTGGGCGGCGGCTTGGCGTACGTGCCGAGCCTGCCATGGCGCGCTTCATGGCATCCGTGGCACAACCCCGCGAGCATCCCCACCGAGAACGCCACCTCGGGGTCATCGTGGTTATCGGGCGTGAGCGGGGTCGTGTGATGCACCTCCATGATGCTTTTGCGCTCGTCTTTCGCGCCGTGCAGCAGCAGCGGCTTCCCACAGTCCGCGCACATGCCGTGCTGCCGTTCGTACACGAGTTGGCGTATCGGTTCCCACCCATCGTGACCGTAAACCGCCCGCTGCCATGGCTCTAGGTTGTGATAGCTCATGCATCTACCGCCTGACCTCGTGCATCTTCCGTTAGTGTACCATTAATGGTGCGCAAAAACCACTTTTTTCGGCATTTTTCGCACTTAAAACTACCTGCCCCCCCACCGTTCCCCCGTGGGGTGGGGCTGAGCTCTCCCTAGGGGGGCTATAGGTTTTTGGGGCGATTATTGCCTAGCATTGAGCTCGGTTTTGGGATAATTGCGCCTTTGAGCAGGGAAAACTCAACAGTCCGACGATCTCCCTGGACCACGCGGCCGGCGATCCGCAACGACGCCGCGCGCCGGTTGACTGGATCACGCCCCGCGTGGTAGGGTCGCATGCGCGCGGGCAATGTGGCCCGCCTGGACGCCGGCAGACGGCCGGCAGGAGGTGAAACCATGAGCAAGTTTTACGGACAGACGTGGACCGAGGACCGCACGAGCTCCACCGCGGCGACGCGTTGCGGGCATAGGTCCATCAACGCAAGCGCGCAAAGTTTCGACGGGTCCATCATTACGCGCCTGGAATACGACAAAGCCGGCGCGCTGATCGTGACTATCGACGTTTCAAGCGGTAGCGCCATGCACGGCGAAACGGTCTACCGCGGCCCGCTCGATCAGTTGGCCGCATGCATCAATTAGTAACGGGACGCGAGAAACGAGGAGGCTACATCATGTTGTTTGCAGACTACATAAAAGAAGTTGAACAGGACGCCCGCGAATGGATCGAGGATAACCGGGATTACATCGACCGTGATGCAGATATGGTAGATGAGCTTTGGACCGTCGATAGCGTCACCGGCAACGGGTCCGGGTCCTATACCTTCAGCAGTGCGGCCGCGTGGGATAACGTCACCGGCGCCGGGTGGACCGAATGCCTGCTCTTCGATGATGCGTTTATCTTCGAGCTCGAGGGCATGGGCGAGACGATCGGCGAACTGTTCGCACGCGGGCCCGAAACTATCGACGTTACCGCGCGCGTTTTGGCGCTCTATCACATCGACTTCGACGCGATCATTTCGGACGTTTTCAACGACGACGAAACCGACGACGACGAAACAGAGGAGGCCTAACCATGACCCGCGCGAACTATTGCGAGTTTTTCCGTTTCAATGATCAGTATTGCGACGTATTCGAGGAGGAGCCCGGCCGCTATCTGTACGCCGAGGCGGAGTTTTGGAATTACGCCGGGTTTCTCACGTGCAAGGAATACGCGCCCACCGAGAACGGCGGCTGGATCGTCTCGAGCTATGCCGGCGCTGATAGCGCATATCTCGCAAGCCTGGAGCCCGCGCCGGCGGACATCGCCCGCGCGATCATCGCAAGCGAAGAGCGGTACATGCTCGAATGCATGGCCGGCGATTATGGCTATACGCGTCAATACGTCGTCGACGCATATCTCGAACAGTTGGACGCCGGCGAGGACCCGCACGAGGCGTTTACACATGTGGCCGCTTGCATGATGGAGCGCGACTTGTAACGAACTGGACGCGGGCAACCGGCCCGCAAAGGAGGAAATACAATGGCTTACTATCTCACTGAAAAAGAGCAACGCGCGTGCGAGTATTTCGGCGGGCTCGAGTCTTTCACCGATGAACAAGCATGCAACGCGGTTAAATTCTGTTGCTCTGTTTGCGGATGCAACCGAGAAGAGCAAGAATACATGCTTGAATGGTATTTCGACGGATACGCGGCCGATATGGTCCGATTCGACGGCGATCACGGTCTCTTTTGGCGACTCCTCAACTATTGCGGCGATAGCTGGATCATTGAACCGGACGATCCGCAATACTCCGAATACATCGAATGCATGGGAGAAGAATGCATGGTATCCGTTGAGTATCTGCCAACCGGGCGACTGTTTGTGACGGACCTTTAAAAGTAAGCAACGACGTGGGCATAAGGCCCACAGAAAGCGAGGCACATCATGAGGATCAAAACCGAGCAGATCATGCGTATGCAACCCACCAGCGAAACGTATACCGTCGACCTGTACACGTTCGATGAGCTCAACGACGACGCGCGCGAAAAGATTATCGATGAGTTCATGGAAGAGCGCGCGAATGATCCGTATTTCGCGCAATGGTTTAGCGATGCATACGAAAGCGAAATATGGGCATGCGTGCGAGACTTTGAGCAGAACATAACCGGCGCAAACGTACAATGGCGGTACAATCCCTGGTATTCTTGCGACTTCGATTGTGTATACAAGATCAAAGACTTCGATTGGATCACGCCCGATGAGATGGAGCCCGTGAAGGATACCGGCTATTATGCGTCTATGGACATCTGCGACGCCTGGAACGGGCACACGCGCAAACTCAACGCAATCGCTAGACTGTATAGTTACATGTCCGAATTGCAAATGACAGAATACCCGGCCTATGAATGGGAGTACAACGGCGATCCTTGTAATATGGCGTTTTATAACCGCCTGGACGCAATGACGGCCCGCCTACATGATGAGTGGATCGAAGAGCTCGAGCGGGCATGCAACAACGTACGCGATACAATCGAAACTCTTTTGCGCGCTGAATGGGAATACTACACAAGCGAAGAATGCGCGCGCCTGGAATGCGAAGACGAAAGCACGCAAGGTGGAGAATTTCGCGCGTGCGAATACCCCTATTACAGCAACGGAGGCTATACGGGCCGCGTTTTCTACAGCGATAATCGCAAGTGGTACACCGTCGACGGCGAATACTACGAGCAAAGCGACGTTAATTATGAGTGCGTCTCGATCGTGAAAGCGAGTTGATCAAATGAGCTATACGGGAATCGTCGTTGTTTTATGGGTTGTCGTTTTCCCGCTGTGTTTAGCCGTTTTGGTGCTCGTATACCGCGCGATATACCAAAAGCAAAAAGCCCGAAAAGATGCCGAGGCTATGCGAGAAGGCGCGAAAAGGATCGAGGAGCAACGGCAAAAGATACACGATAGGTGGAAAACATAAGCCCGACATGCACGGCCCTGGACACGATCCAGGGCCGCTTTTTTGTCTGATCCGATCCGATACCGGCGCGAAACGCGCCGGTTTTTCGTTTCGCTGGATCATCCTGGACGCATGAACCGCGATACCGGCGCGCGTTTGATACCTTGCGCGCGCGGCCGCTTGCAATGCTCAAATACGCCGCTGTAGCGCGTTCTAAGGCAGCGTTTCGCATTCGACTATACAAGTTTACCCTCTTCAAAAAACGTAGCCGCTAATCGCGTTCTATGGCGTCTGGTGGCGTTTGCCCAGCTCACAGGCTTATTATTCAATTGTGAAGATTCTGTGAATCCCCCGAACGTAACCCACGGCTAACTTTTCCGCGTATCCCCAGCTCAAAAGCGTTTTTTCAGCGGTCGGAAAAAATCGATATGAACACGGACCCCATCACCCCCAGAAAGTCGGGCGCGCGACTCGCCGCGTTTTTCCAGCGCCTTTCGAAAACCGTTATGAACACGCGCGCATCTTCCCAGAAACCCACGCGGCGCTCGCGGCGCTCGGCGCTCAACGTTCGACGCTCGGCGCGAAAAAGCATAGCGCGGACGAACCGCTCCCCCGTAAAATCGTTTCTCCCAGACCTCGTAATGATAGTAATGATACATCACCGAACATGGTATAATGCTTTGGATGCGGCGAATGAGCGCCGCGATGACGATGGGAGGAGGCCCGTCATGGTAGACCTTGAAGCGATGAGCCATGAAGAATACGAGGCGTACCGCGCCGAATGCGACGCGCGCAGCTCCGCAGAGTTCCGCATGCGCCGCGAGCTGTGCGGCATTGAGATAACCGAGATAGCCGATGCGCTCGGCGTCAGGCTCGACACGGCGAAGCGATGGGAGAACCCGAAGAAGGGATTGCCGCCGAGCCTGCGCGCTTGGGCGTACGTCGATTCCGCGTACATCGCGCTCATGAACGCCGTCGAAGCGGCGATACAGCAGGTCGAGGACACGGAAGAGAAGTTCGGCGAGCCGCAATCGGTCCACGTGGCCTACCGTCGTGGAAACCAGCCGACACGCGACGGCGAAACGGTCGGCCGCGCAAATGCCACCGCAAGGGCCGCAACGCTTTCGCTGAGGATGCTCGGCTACGAGGTGATCGCCGAATGGGCCGACGAGGGCACGGCGAAGCTCGCAGCGGACGCGCGCTAGGAATTGAAACGGCCCCGCGAAGAAACCGACGAGCCGATTTTCCCAGCGCGATTTATTCGTCTGGAAATGAATCCGTCGAAATGATTTTCTCACGAAATGATTTTGCCAGAATGATTTTCTCGGAAATGATTTTCGCAGAATGATTTTACTTGAAATGATTTTTATTGGATTGATTTTCGTGAAATAATTTTGCCGTAAACGATTTTGCTAGGGGTGATTTTCATGTCGATGCTTTCAACCGGCGATTACGCATACTTCTACGAGGATGGCTGCAAAATGTACCACGCGGCCATCGGAATAGTCGAGCTGGAAAGCGACTACTGGGAAGACGAGGCGCGCGATATCCTCGAAGCCAACGATATATCAATCGCAGGCATGATCGAACCTTACGTGGGAATCTTCATCACCGACGATGGCGACGTGGTAGATGCGCAATACCGCATGCCTGCGATCTCGATGGCCGTCTAAGGATTGCCGTCGCGTGATTTCCCGACGCCGACATAGCGCGCCGCGCCATCCCCGAACTCGATGTTTCGGTCCATCCACTCGAAGCATGCGATGCACCTATCGAATGCGGATTGGCGCGTGCATCCGAGCATGTGAGCCACCTGCTTCCAGCCAGCGCCCCAAAGCCAGCGCTCTGCGACGGCCTTCGCAACACCCGTCGAGTAGAACCGCGATGCGATATCGACGGCTGCGAATGCGGCGTCGACCGATCGCTCGTCGCCGTCCTGGGCGCGCTCGAACACGGTTGCAGCGTCCATGCCGCCGCCCATCTCAATCCTTCCCGCTCGCAGCCATAAGCGCCATGATGGCCGCTCCGAGCACGAACGCGAGCAAGTGGGTCGCCACGAGCAGCATCAGCAATACCTCCACCCGTAGCCGTAAGCCGTGTTGCATGACGGCTTGCGGTTGCACACGCGGCTGATATTGCCAGCCATGCCGCAAATCTCCGCGTAAGTATGCTTCGCTCCCCATTCTCTAAGCAAATCATGGCACGCATCGGTAATCGATGCATAGCGCTTGCCGTCGCTTCGCACCACAGGCGTTCTACGGCCCATCATCGGCCCCTCCGTTCCCAGAATCGCCTATCAGATCGGACACGCTGCAACCGACCGCATCGGCGAAGCGCATCCAGGTATCGAGCATGCCGAGCCTGTCCCCGGCGAGGATTCGGCAGACGGTGCGGTAGCTCACATGCGATTCGCGTGCGAGCCTCCTGCGGCTGATGCCGAGTTCGGCCATCTTCGCTTCAAGGTGCCGCCCCGTGGTGTCAATGGTGTCTCCCATCGACGTTTGATTATACCATGATTGGGACACCTATGCCTCACAGCGTAATTCGACCCCCAATTCCCTGCATCGGTCGCAGAACGACTTGTATTTCGAGCCTGGGCCTTTGAACTTTAGCGCATAGCCCAGCGTCGTCATCATATCCCGTATCAGCTCGTCTCTATCCTCGCAGGCTATGAGAACGTCGGTGTCCCTGTCCACATCCCTCAACAGCCTTCCCGCATCGTACAGGCGAAGCAGGTCGACTACCGACCATAGCGCCCAATTCGATAGGTACACCATGTCCTCGTCGCTCAACCCATCGAGCTGGCTTACGGTATCGGCCCTGGCCTCGCTTACTTCGTTCATCAGATCACCCCCAGCCATTTGAACTCGTCCTCGAACATGCCCATATCTGGGAAGCCGCCGTTCGGGTACTCGGACTTGATTCTCACCCAGAGTGCCCTGATGTGCGTTTCCAGGTGCTCGTTTGTGCGTTCAAGCTGCGCAATCCGCTTGGTCTGCTCCTTGAGCGTCGCCCTGTACTCGACCAGGCTGGCACCAAACGGGTCGTGTTCCACGTCCCTGCATTTGATGATGTGCGTCCCTGGTACAAGTTCCTCTATGCCCAAGTCCTCAAGCGTCTTGTCGCCATCGCATACCATCGCCACGGTTATCACGTCATGGGCTATCCAATCACCTAGGCTATCCATCATTCCTCCCTGAACCTCATCCGATACGAGCT